CCTAGAATAGATTTTGATTTCATTGGTTCAATTGTTGTACCTAGCTTTAACATAGAAACAGAAGAAGTTTCAGTTGTTTTTGAAGATCAGCGTTATCATGTTAACATGAGAGTTAATGGTCAACTACCACAAAGTATGTTAGATGCATTACCTATAATTGAACAACCAACAAACCCATATAGAGTATTTGCATAATGAACCTAAACAGCAAACTACAGCAACAAGCTTTGTTGAATAAGAAGTTGCAGCGTTTGCTTGCTTCTTCTCTTCAACAACTCTCAGATGTTAAATCATCTACCGATTCTGCTACCAAAGCTGCAAATGATGCACTTCAAGCTGCAGATGCTTCTGTTAAACCAACAGCTTTAACTTCTGGTTTAGCAGGTAAAGCTAATTTAGTACATACTCATTCTGTAGCTGATATTATAGGATTAACTACTGGTGGTTCTTATACAGAACTGAAAGGTTGGTTTTTCCTATGAGAAGATGGAGACTCAATTCAGGATACTGTGGCAACACAGACCAACGCCGCACCAAAGCGGGAACCATTCCTGCTCTGAAGCACTACATTGAGAGGGCTTTGGGGCAGTTTAATAGCACTCCTTGGACACCATCACAAATCACGACAGACCTTTGGTTTGATGCAGCCGATGCATCTACTATAACTCTTAATGGTAGCACCGTATCTCAATGGAACGACAAGAGTGGAAATGCTAGAAATATATCACAGGTTACAACAGCAAACCAACCCACATACAGTAGTGTAAACTCAGAAATTGTATTTGATGGAAGTAATGATATTCTTAGCAACGCTTCTGTGGGAGCAGCCAATTTGGTTTCAGTAACTATAATTACTGTAATGAAAATGAATAGTGGTGGTGGAACCGAAGATGTTCTTATGGGAATCGGTGAAACAGGAAATCTAGGGAGAATCAGAACATTTTATAGAAGTCCTAATCAAACAACGGTAGGATTTGCAGGTTGGGGAGCAGATGTTGGGACTTCAACACACAGTTGGGATATTGGTGGTGGTTATCACATTTTCTCTGGATGGAACACCGCACTTGGCGCATCAAGCAATGTTCGTTTATCCCGTGATGGTGTCACCCCAACAGTACATTCTCCAAATGGCTCTTTAGTCGCATCTATTAACGGTTTCAGCGTTGGTTCTCTTCGGGGAGGAGCGGTTGGAAATTATTACTCTGCAATTAGTGTGAAAGAAATAGTTGTTTTGTATTCCGCAGTCACAGACACCAACAGACAACTCATTGAAGGATATCTTGCATGGAAATGGGGACTATCCGCAAATCTTCCATCAGATCACCCGTACAAAAGCGCAGCACCATAAGCATAAATATCAAAGGAAATACTAATGCCAGACGCATATAAAAACTATGCCACATCCGTTGGAGTGACTACTGCTACTACAGTTTATGCGGGTATTACTGGCACTGCGATTGTGAATGCAATTCATATTGCTAATACAAGTACAACACTAGCCAACAGCGTATCTGTTCAGTTATTCAAAGGAGCAACTGGCTACTACATTGTTCGTGCAGCAGCAGTCCCAATTCAATCCACCTACCAAGTATTAGATTCACCTATTCCTCTAAATACAGGCGATACAATTAAAGTAATTGCAGGGTCAACCGCAGGACTTGATGTTATTGTATCAGTGTTAGAAAGCACATAATGGCAAAGAAAACATACAAGTGCAACTGTGGCAAGACCACGACATGCACGGGCAAAGATGCCCAGAAAATGGTATACCTAAAGAAAGGAAAGAAATGAAGAAGCCAATGAAGAAGGCGGCTAAAAAGCCAGCTAAGAAGATGGCGGCTAAGAAGCCAGCCAAGAAAATGTATTGATTTTAAACTCTAACGAAAGACACACACTATGAATGAAGAGACTCCCGATATGATGGAACAATCCTCCGAGACTCCAGTAGTATCACAGGAACAATCTCTTACATCGACAGCAGAAGACGCTATCCTATCCCGTGAGAAGGCAGCATTTGATGCGTATGTAAGAAACCAAGGCATGCAGGTTCCTGAGAATTTCAAGGATGCTGGTGCTTGGTTTGAAAGCCTCAAGAATGCCCAAAAGGAATTTACCAAGTCACGACAGGAAGTAGCGGACCTGAAGAAGAAGTATGAGCAGACCCCCTCTACAGCAAACCCGGTCAAACAGGAGGCTGCGCCAACGAAGGAAGAAATTCCTGTCGTACCAGAGGTACTGAAGATTCCAGAGAAGAAGGCAGAAGAGACACCCAAGGTTGAGCCACAGGTTGCAACCGAGGATGATTGGAAGCAGTGGACCGTTGAGTTCGCCACCAATAACGATCTTTCTCCTGAGACTCTGGATACAATCAAGAAGAAGACTAACCTTCCTGAGTCGATCATCAATGAATATATGATGGGTCAGAAGGCAAAGCTTGAGATTGCCTATTCTAAAGCAGCCGAACTAATCGGTGGCAAGGATCAACTTGCCAAGATGTTTGATTGGGCTAGCAAGAATCTATCTCAGGCTGAGCAGAATTCAATTAATCAGAACCTCGCTTCTCCCGCTTGGGACATTGCTCTCTATGGCTTGCAAGCCAAGTATGCCAAGGCTACTGGCACAAGCAAGGCAGCAGAACCCAAGCAAACAGCAAGGGGTCAAGTACCTCTTGCTAGCACTCAGCAGAGTATTACCGCTTACCAAACTAAGCGAGAATTCAGTGCTGAGCGAAACAACCCAAAGTTCAATACTGATCCTAAGTTCCGCAATTATGTAGAACAGCGGATGATGCGAACTGACTTTACAAAACTACCCAAATAATCCGCACCTGAGACAGCGGATTGACTGAGGACAGCCTCTGGGCAAATCCCCCCGCGTGGTAATGGATGGCCCTTGGCTGGACTCACTCAAGCAAGTAGACTCCTTTAGGAACAATCGAACGATTGAGCTTTCTATTATTGTCTCAACTTTTAGTCTACTTAAATAAGGAATAAAACAAATGGCTATTAACTCAGATTTAACTGCAGCCAATTTAGTAATGCGTACTGATGTTGCTGCTGCAACATCCGGTGGAGCAGCTGGCGCAAACAAGCTTTGGCTACCACTCTGGTCTGGCGAAGTAATTAATGCTTACGATGAGTACAATGTTTTTGAGAATCTCATCACCAATAAGACACTAACTGGTGGCTTCTCTTACGAGTTCCCCGTAACTGGAACCGTTGCTCTCAAGCCATCATGGAGTGCTGGTGAAGAGCTTGGTGGCGGTGATGCTAGCAGCACCACTTTCAAGGTAAACCTTGATCCACGCCCAATGGCTGCTCACTTTGAGACTGACAATGTTGACTTGCTCGTTACTCAGTGGGATTACCGCTCTGAGCTAGCTCGTCAATCTGGTCTAACACTAGCTAACACCCGCGATAAGCAGATTATTTCTGCACTTATTGCTGCTAGCGTTGTTGCTCCACTTACTTCAGATCCTCGCGGTCTTGGCGTATCAAACTTCCCAGCTCCAGCTGTAGTTGCTACAGGTAATAATCAGGCTATTGGTGTTGAAGTTTCTGCATGCACCGAGACAATCGCTCTCAGCATTCTCCAGAATATCGAGAACTACCTTGTATTCATGCAGGAAAATAACTTCCCTGTTGAGAATGTTTATTGCGCTGTTCCACCAAAGGTCTTCCAAGTCATTCGTGCTCTTGGTATTCCCCGTGCTACAAACGCCTTCGCAAACACACCAATGTTCACCGCTAGCGATGACTATGGTGCTGGTGCTCCAATTTCTGTTGGAATGAATAAACTAGCTGATACCCTTGATTACATGGGCGTCAAGATCATCAAGACCAACCACATTCCCCGTGCTGATCTAACTGGAGCATCAATTGGTGCAGCTAAGTATAACCTAGTTTGCAACAGCGTCAACATCTTCGGTATAATCTTCCAGCCAGAGGCCGTTGCTGGTCTATCTCTCATGGGCATGAAGGTTGATACCGTACAGGATGTTCGCCGCAACACTCAGTTCACCGTTGCAAGCATGCTAAAGGGTACTGGTATTCTTCGTCCAGAACTCTGCCAGATTCTCGTTGGTACAACCAGCGTTGCTGCTGGTGACACTTCTGCCGAGATTAATACTCGCGCTTTGCTAGCTGCTATCTTTGGTACTGGTTCTGGCTTCGGTGCAGAGTACGCTGTAACTGCATAATGATTTTATCCACTTCTGAAAGGGGGTTTAGTTTGTTTACTAACCTAGCTTGAAGAGGAGGTGATCATTATCTACCCCCGGCTCCCTTAAGTGGGAGCCGGGTGGTTTTTTTTCTAAGGAGGCTATATGGGCTTAATTACTAAGTTACAGGCAATTAACCAAATGCTGTTGGCTTCAGGTGAAAACCTTGTAGCCGACCTAGAAGGTGAGTCCGGTATCGACACCGGAATTGCTGAAACAATTCTAGAGCAGACTAGCTTGGATTATCAGCTAAGAGGTCTTGCTTCAAATAAATTCGTAAAGAAATATGAACTTACTGCAAATGGTTATATTGCATTCCAAACTCCAGATGCGGATGAAGAAGGTATTTTAGCTGCTGAACTAATATCACATCATATGAATGCTGATGACACACAGTTAATAAAAGCAAGAATGCTTTCAACTACAACACCAGCTAGACTATGGAATATTACAGATGATACTGATGTTTGGGTTGCTTCTAAAGGCCCATATTATGTTGAGTTTACAATGAAATTGCCTTGGGCCAACTTAGAGACAACAGCACAAAGGGCTGTCCTAGCTACAGCCATGCGTCATTATCAGAGTATTACTCAGGGTGATGAAGCAACCGATGCATTCTTGGGATATCAGGAACAACTCCATTCAATCAAGAGTAAAGCATCAGATGTAAATGACAAAAAGAAGAACATATTCTCTTCTGCTAGTATTCTGAGAGATGCTGCATTGCGCTCTCGTTACTTCAGTGATCCAAACAGATTTAGGTACTGGCGTACCAGAGGTATTTAATGGCAATACGAAGACGAGGCCCACGGGCTGGAATGGTTACTACCAAGATTCCTATCTATTCCTTAAATAGCGTAGGAAGACAGGCAGCAAACCGAAGACAGCCAAACGAAGCCGAGAACATTGACAATGCTCTTGTTTCTCTAGAGCGTAATTTTGAAAAGCGTCCCGGTTTTGAAATTGTACCACAAAAGACAACCTTATCTGCTACTTCTTGGGATCTAAATAGCAATGCAATTAGACTTGATTTATTCAGTCTTGCTCCTATTTGGACAGATACCACAGATTTATTCTACTATTGGTATAGCATTAACGAAGAAAACAATTTTCTGGTAGTAGTAAATTACAACGCAACAAACGCTACTGAAAAACTGTTCTTTATTTTCAGAGTTTATCCTTCTGGAACTTGGGAAGAATTGACTCCCCAGAATCAATGGGATGGAACAGACAGCACAATTCCGTCTACTTATGATGCAAACAATGCTAATAGCGTAATTGTAAAAGCATATGCTGATGCAAATGGATTAACATATGCAGAAGCTTTGTCTTCAGGCGTAGTTTCAAAAATCACCAGAACATACATTACATATCTATCAGGAACCAAAACAGCCAAAGAATCTCTTAAGGCTGTATCTCTTGGTTCTAGCGTTGTCATTCTAAACAAGAATGTAAAGGCTGGATTTAGTTCAGATGTTGCTGGAAAACTATTCAACCTTGATGGAACTGTTTCAACAACAGATGATATTGAGGGTCGTAAGCTAACTTATTACACTGCATCCAAAGTTATGAAAGTATATGATGCTGGAGATGACAAAGTAAACGCTACAGGAGATGATGTTCTTTTAGGATGGCGTCCCGGTTATATTTCTGGTGCTACTGCTCAAAACGGTACTGCAACCCATATCCACTTAGCTGATACTGCGTCCCCCATTGATGATACTTATAATGGAATGACTATTAAAGTTACATCTAAAACAACAGGAGCTGTACAAACTAGAACAATTTTGGATTATACTGGATCTAATAAACAAGCTACAATATCAGGTAGTAATTTTAATCCGCATCCAAGTACAGGAGATGGGTATCTAATTGAAATTACAGGTGCTGATTATATTTCAGTAGATGACTATTTTTACTTTGAGTCTGCTAGACAATATTTAGGTCAAAAAGTTGATGACCTTTCTGAAATAAAACTACCGCCTGAATCAGATGATTGGTATGGCAATAATGAAAAGTTAACTACTACGACAGATAATAAAGCTCGTCAAATGTTAAGATCTTTGTATGATTCAGATACAAACCTAAACAATATCATTGACGGTCGTGGAAAGATCTTTTTCTTTGTTAGTCAGTATCTAAACACAACTCCCGGTTTTTATCGCGTTGTTTCTTGGAACCCAACAGACCAGAAGTTTTACTATAGTCCATCAGACCCGCTTAAGGGAATCTATAAGACAAGTGGCACTACTGGTAGTGTGGTACATACAACAGAAATTACAACCGATGGTAGGCCTTATCTCCAAAAAGTAAGAACTCCAGATGAGCACTCTTACATAGATCCAAGAAGAATGCCACAGAAACTTGTAGTTACTATTTCGGCATCTAATGTAACTGAGTGGAAGATGGAACCAATCAAGTGGACTCCACGAACTTCCGGGGATAAAAGAACAAACCCCGGTCCAAGCATCTTTAAAACCGTAGATAGAAAAGCCTTAAGACAAGTATCAATTACTGGTCTTTCCGTATTCAAGGATAGACTATGGTTTTCGGCAGATGATGTCGTATTCAGCACACAGATGGGTGAATACGAAAACCTATTCTTTGATGATCCTGCCAACATTGTAACTACAGATCCTATTGATATTCGTGTGTCTTCAAACAACTACTGTGAGATTACAAGTCTAACTCCCTTTGAAGATTACATGTTTATCAATACCAAAGCAAATACGCAGTTCCAGTTATCTGGAGCGTCTGATGCTGAAATTTCACCAAGCAATGTCGCAGTAGCTCCAGTAACCTATTACTCTACTGCACCTATTCTTGATCCTCAGTTTATTGGATCACGGCTATATTTCTTTGACTCACAGCGTCTGTTCCTGTTTACGGGTAAAGGCAGCATGGGCTTTGCCTCGGCTGTCGAAGTATCAAGCCAAGCTGCTGGATATCTTCCAAAAAAGTACTATGCCGCTGCTACAGCTCCAGCTCAAGATGCTTTGTTGTTTGTAGATGAAGAAAACAGAAATCATATCTATGGTTACATTAATAGATATAGTGGCGATAGGGTTATTCAAAATTCATTCTATAGATATCTTTTGCCAGATGGTGATCAAATAGAGACACTCCAGTATTATGATAACTATATGTATGTTGTATCTCGTAGAAGAAATAGACAAGGCGGAAATCCTGCATATAGTGATAATCCTTATTCGTTTTATTTGTATCGGTGTTTAATGATCAATGAAAATGAGTATGTTCCACGCTTAGATCGTATGTTTAAGATGAAGATTATTTCATCTACCGCAGATCCTACAAACTGGAATGCTCATTATGATCCTTATACAGCAATAACTACATATCGAATTCCCGGTTTTGCTAGTCAAACAACACTTGATAAATACTTTGTTGTCTTGTTTAAGGGATGGCAACCATCTGGAGAAGAAGACTTAAGCAATGTTGCTATTCAACCTCTATCAGTAACTAACTATAAAACTCCAGAAGGTACTGAATATCACGAAATAAAAGTCATTGGTGCAAATTATGCAATCAACGATTATTATGTGTATATTGGACTGTCTTTCAAAATGTCCGTAGAACTCAGTACTCTATTTGTTAGAGATGAAAACAACAATATTATTGATGGTGTGCTTAATATTCGTAGTGCTGTATTTAGACATTACTATACTGGTCCTTATGATATTGAAGTCACACACCGGGGAAGAACCGCTTTTACAACAAGTTTTCTTCCAAACAGACCAGACTATACACAATATGAAGACCCACTTCCGTTGGAAATTTTCCAGAAACAAGGAGAGTTTATGACAAAGATAATGGGTTATTCAGATTCTACAAAGATATTCATTACAAGCGAATATCCAACTCCTGTGAACATTACCAACATGGAATTCAAAGGTAAGTTCAAGCAGAAGTATACAACAATTGATACTTAATGGAGAACATATGACAACATATGACAATTTAGATTTAATAGAAACTTCTTTGACATTCACAGGAGAGGGTAATCAATCTGTAGGATCACGAACTTTTGATCTTAGTAGTCTTACCTTTTTGCCTAATGTTCCTTTGATAGATCAGATTGAAGTTGAAAGAATATTTGATACCGGAGTCGATTCAAAGTTTGATGCAGTAAAGTTTACAATTGCAGATAGAAGAGAGATGTTCATTTTAGCCAAGAATTGGTATTCAATAAATGAACAGACAAAAATTCTAACTGTTGTTGATCTTGCTACTATTCCTACTCATGCTGATAATGGTTTATATTATCCTTTATCCAGAACTTATGAAACAGTTTTAAACGAAGAAATCAATATTCCTGTTTTTCAGAATGTCTCAACTTCTGTTCCATCAGATCCAAACAATCCTAATAGTGATCCTATTATTCGTCAGTTTGATACTGTAATTATTAGACGAAAAACACTATCTAAGGAAAGTATTGTAACTTTTGCACCCGGAACAAGACTCACTACAACACAACTTAATCTTCAGTTCAATCAACTTAAGTTTATTGTTCAAGAACTTTTAGCTAAGTTTCAGAATGAGTCTATTTTAAAGTACGATGAAAACGCCATTGATGGTCCCTTTCTTGGTTCCACCGATTTGCGTATGTCAAGTAACTATATCAAGGATCTTGGCCAAGTTCTTATCACACAAAAAGGAACTTTCCCAGCAAATGAAGGTAGTATTACCTATCCCGGTGGTGGCTTTGGTGTAAACATAAACTCATTACACCATGCTATTGTAAATGGAACTGTTTATCGAACAGGATTGAATAGTACTGTTCCAACAATTTCAGGAAACTTTACTGCTGGTAACTTAAAGATTTCTAATTTAGGATCCGCAACTGTAGATACAGATGCTGTTAGGTTTGATCAGGTAAGAACAGCAGATAATTTGATCTATGGAACATTAAGTCCAGATCGTCTTGGAACTAATGCTATTCCTTTGACAAAACTGCAAACAACAAATGCGGGTAACTATACTCTTCCTAGCAGTGCTTTAGAAACAGTTAATGCAACCATAGGAACCTTTGGACAGTCTTCTCCAACAAACAGTAATAACATGCTGCGTGTTGTCACAGATAACAAAGGAAGAATAACAAGCATTAGTCATAGAACTCTTGGTAATAGTGATTTACCAGATACAACAGTAACTGCTTCGACTTATGGAGATTCTTCAACACCTCTCGTTCAACTTACAGTTAATAGCAAAGGTCTTATTACCACAGCTAGTGAACGAGTAATTGCAGCAAATGATCTACCTAATGTTAATGCTACAAATTTAACAAGTGGTACAGTTCCTTTAATTCGTCTTCCAACTGATAATGTAACTTTTAGTGGTACACGGACCATTCCAAATTCAATCACCATAGATACTTATGGTCGCGTTACCGCAGTGGCTGGTGGCTCAATTCTAGCAAGCAATGTTTCTGATTTTAATGCTAGCTCGGTATCATTGATTCAAGCCAATGCTCCATATTGGGATTCAACCAATAGCGTATTTACGGCTTTACGATCTGGTGCTGCAACAAAAATCCGCAACATTGCCAACCCAACCGATAATACTGATGCTGTAACTCTTGGTTATCTAAACAGCAATGCTCTTGTTGTTTCAAATAACCAAATCAGTGCATCAAATTATCCAATCAAAAACCTTGCAATGTCTGCTGCTCCTGCTTCAACAGATGCAGCAACTGTTGGTTATGTTTTGGGATTATCGCTTTATGGCGCAACACCTACAATTCCACAAACAATCACTAAGAGTTTTCCTAGTGGTACAGTAGATGGTGCTCTTTATCGGTATGAATTTACATTTACAAATGGTAGTTCTGATAATCTTGAAGCACCAACAGCAGAAATGTTGATTGTTGTTGACAGTGATAATAAGACATATACTCCAGTAACAACAGCAACAGCTTTGGGTTGTCAATTAGATGTAGGTGCTACAACAAAAACACTTAAAGTTTGGTTGACAGCCTCTTCAATGTCAGGTAAAACACTATCAGTTAGAAACTTTGGTGTAAGCCGAATTGTTTCTAGTGGTCCTGCTACAGCTAGTAGCTTAGGTTTAGTAAGTGTTCCTGTTAGTGGTGGTATTGCAGTAAACAATGGTGAAATTACCTTGGCTACTGCTACGACATCTCAGATTGGTGGAATCAGACTAAGCACTGGTCTTGTAAGTGATGGTGGTCAACTTGTTAAAGTCGATCTCTCTGATGACACAAATCTAAGTAACTCAACTAAAGCCGCAAGCTCTAAGGCAGTAAAAGACCTAAGAGATCTTTCTGTTCTAAAAGCAGGAAGCACTATGACAGGTGGTTTGGTCTTAGCTGCAAACACAACAACAGCCATTCCACTTCAGTTTACTTCAGCAGCTTCAGATCCTACAGCTCCAGCAAATGGAAGTATGTGGTTAATTTCTGATGCACTCAAGTTTAGAGCATCTAGTGGAACAAAAACAGTTGCTTTTACTGATTCAAACATTACTGGTACTGCTTCTGCGTGGACTACTGGCCGTACAATCGAAGTAACTGGAGATGTAACTGGAACAAGTCCTAGCATTACTGGAGCAACAAATGTAACTGGATGGTCATTAACTACTAATCCAGCTACCAATGTTAAGTCAGTAACAGGAACAACAAATAGAATAACAGCTACTAAGAACAATACAACAGGTGATGTTACTCTAACGCTTCCACAAGATATACATTCAGGTGCTACGCCAACTTTTGGTTCAGTTACTGCAAATGGTATTAAACTTGGTGTGGATAATACTTATACTATTTCAACATTATCTTCTGGAACATTATCTTTAAATCCTGGTGGTTTTATAGCTGCAGGTTCTATAGATGCTTCTAGTTTAAGTACAAGTTCTATAACTGCATCAGGTCAGATTAACTCAACAAGCGCAAACAGTATTGGCATGAATTTTGAAAATAACAACGCGGTTGTTGGCTGGAATAATACTACTAGTAGTTTTGGTGTTGCACCTTCTGCTGTTTCTGGTGTTGCTGCTATTGGCGATATGTATTTACGAGTACCAGCATCAACTGGTAAAGCATTTGTAATTAAAGGTACAGGAAATCCTGCTACTACCGATCAAATAGTAACGCAAGAAACACTAAATTCCTTTGTAGCTGCTACAGCAAATATTGCAAATGATGCAGTAACATTTGATAAACTACTGAATTCACCAACATCTACTGGTGTTATTGGAAGAACTGGAACTACTGCTGCTAACTATGAGCACATCTCAACTGCTACTTCTGGTCATGTATTGGTTAGAGGAGCTAGTTCACTAGGGTTTGGAACAATTGGAACAACTAGCATAAATGATAGTTCTATTACTACCGCAAAGATTGCAGATGAAAATGTTACCCGTGCGAAACTGGCGGCGATTCCCAAGATCACCGTTGTGACATATGTTTCCGGAAGTGGAACTTTTACAGTCCCCGCTGGAGTGACTTCGCTGAAGGTGACTGTTGTTGGCGGTGGTGGCGGTGGTGGATCTGCAAATCCCGGTGCTAATGGTGGTGCTGGATCAACCGGGACGGCAATTTACGCCGTCACCCCTTCAACGGGGTATACATATTCAGTAGGTGCTGGTGGCGCTGGCGCGGCCTCTGGTAGCGCCAATAGCTCCGGAACTGCTGGCGGAACAACTACTTTTCTTTCCATGTCTGCGGGAGGAGGAGCTGCTGGGTCAGCAGCCACTCTTGGGTCAAACGGAACTTATTCGTTGGGAGTGGCTCCTTCGGGAACGACAATTCTTGCTGATTTTCGACCCGGATTGCAGGGGATCTCTACTGTCAAGAGGCCAAGAGCATCAGGCGCCAGTTCTGGTTTGGCGTTTGTTCTCGGGGCTACTTATCCACCGGGTAGTGGCGGGACTGGGGCTGCGGGAAATAATGGTACTGGTGCAAATGCAGCAAGCGGTGGAGTTGGCGGAATGCTGGTGATCGAATACATCGACATGGCGTAATCATGCCGTACACGCAAGCCATCATCCCGCTTCGTGGCTGGATTAAATACCTGTATAACGGTGTTCCAAAAATAATTGTATAGCTACTATTGTAGTTATTAAAAACCCCATAATTTTGAAAAGGAATGCTTATGATCGAGAATAACCTTGCAATATATGTTTCTGTCATGCAGTTGGCTATTCTCACCATCGGTGTAGTCACTGTCATTGTCAAATTAGGTAAGCGAGAAGCCTTGATAGAATCCAATGCCGAAGAGTTAAGACAACTCAAGGAGATAACAAAGGATTTGGTAAAGGCTGACATTGAGAACGGCAAGAATATCCTGACAGTAGTTGGGGATCTCAAGGCACTGAAATACCGTGTCGAAATGCTGGAGTCAAAATGATTCGCTATCTTTGGTTTTTATTTCTGGTTGGATGCTCTTCAACCCAAGAGATATCCACCAGCAACCATTACATCCAAAAAGAAGCAATGTCCATTCTTCGTACCGCCGATATCAAGGTAGCTCACAAGCATGCCCACAATATCATAGGTGAATCTGCTGACATTGCAGGAGCGGTTGGCAATGTAAAAGATACTACCCCGTGGTGGGGAGACATGATCACATACGGGGCTATTGCCTTGGCCGTGATTGGCGTTTGTTTCCTTCTCTGGTATACCGGAGTAGGTACTCTAATTAAAAAGGTGGTCTATTCATTAGGGTTGTTCATCCCAGATAAAAAGCTTCAGCAAGCCAAGGTGCTTGCCGAGGCTAAGGATGAGACAGATCCAACCACCATTCGTGAAGCAATAGCAGTCATGCGAGCCAGTGATCCTGCGTTCGATGCTGCATACAAGAAAGTGAGTAAGTAATATGGATTCATTCCTAGGTTCAGTTTGG